GCATAAATATAATTAAACAAAGGGAGTTCAAAAATGGCTAAGAAAATATGGAATGATGGCTTAAAAGGCATCAAGACAGCAAGTAATCCAAAAGGTGGTGGTCGCGTCAAAGGTCGTGACTACAGCTATCTAAATACCTACCCCGGTGCACAAGCAGAACACAGATTAAGTTACTGTCGTATGCGAGCACAGGCCAAATATCGCAATGAAGGTTGGGACATAACTTGGGAACAATATCAAGAAATCTGGGAAGGCAAGTGGCACCTAAAAGGTCGTGCCAGTGATGACTTATGCTTGACTAGGATTGATTGGGCAGGCCCTTGGACTATGACCAATGTTAATCTAGTATTCCGATTAGACCATTTACGCAGACAAAGCAAGGAAAGACCTAGTAAAAAAGGTAGGAAGTTGGGTCCAAGGAAACCTAAAGTATGAAAATAGCTGTTTGCTTTAGTGGGCAAATACGCACAGGACATATAGTAGCACCTAATATACTAAGATATATTGGTGATCTATTGCCCAACTGTGATTTTTTTGTGCATACCTGGGATGAAGAGTCTATTGGCACAGGATATGCTCGGAGACTACACCTTAATGATGTTAGTCCTGAAGTGCATACTACAAATAAAATATTATCTCAAAGTAAAGTAGCAGATTTTCTTGGCTATTACTTGCCTCGGATGGTTGCTTATGAACAATATGATCTACAACCTACTAAATCTCTTTGGGGTGGGAGGAGACTTAACCCCTTAGATAATAAATGGTATGTTAGCATGTGGCAAAGCATATCAGAATCTAATCAACTTAAAAAAACCTATAGTCAAAAAAATGCTTTTGCATATGATATAACCCTGCGTATCCGTCCAGATCTAATTTTCCATCCTGATAAAAGTCTTTCTGCAGATATCGCTCAGATCGTATCAGATCAAATGTTTCTTACCGGTGATCAATATAATCTATGGGCAAGTCATCAAAATAACAAGTTAGAAGATATCTACTGGTTGGGTCCAACCAGAGTCATGGATGCTGTCTGTGATTACAATTACGCTTATACCAACTTGGTAAAGAATATAGATACCCCTTCAGACCCGGATTACCGTGATTGGCAATTCCATTGTGCTTGGTGGGTAAACAACTGTCTAGGTTATGCGTTTAGACCTTTACAAGATAATCGTATGCGTATATACTATGATATTGATATAGAAAAAGGAATAGATTATATGCAACCTAATTTTGGTATAGATCAATATAATCCCCAGGAATAACAATGAAAATACAATTTAAGGTATTCTTAGACGAACAAGATTTCCACAATATCAGGACACAGTTTGGTTTCAATGAAGAAATACTTTGGACACACCAAGCGGCAATTCAATGGTTAGACAATCAAGGCTGTTCCAGCATATATACATACGATTATAGTGTGGCAAAAGATGAACAGATCATAATGAAAACTTATGAGGTCACTGAAGAACTAGTGACCTTGTTTAACTTAAAATTTCCAGAAGTATATAAGCCCGTAAGAAATTATGAGGTCGTGACACTAGAAGTATAAATAAGTATAACATTATGGCGAAACTAAAAAACTTAAATTCTGAATTATTAAGACTGGCAAAAAAATATTATGCCAAAGATGATCTCACGATTGATAGTCTTGATGATTTGAAAAAACTTTCTTCATGGCAACTTAATAATTTAACCAATTGGGCAACTAATACAAATCCAAACACTCAGGCAAAAATCAGAGGCAACAAGTATTCAGGCAAGACTTATTCTAAATTAAAACATATATATTAAACTAACACCTAAGGTTAGCCCGCCAGATTATAATTGGGCTGTGGAAAAACTGGGCAAATAAAACCCAGACACTGAACACACTAAGGCGAAGTGAAATAAAACTTCTTAATTAGTGTAGTATGAATGTTAGCATACGAAAAAACATTGGCTATGAAACTCGGACAACTAGGAACGCGGTCCGGGCACAGAAATGTGAAGCGATGTAGGTTGGGCGAGATCAGCACCCAATAGCCGACAATGTAAAACACCTACTTCCGTGCTAGGCTGGACTTTTGATCGTCAAGCGGCAGATGGAACCTAAAACGGTTCCGTCTGACTGAACATTCTTCGTCAAGCTCAACGACTTCGTCGTAAAGACAAGTGGAATAGAAAAAAGACAACGAAGTTGGATTTTTTGTATGACACAAGTCAAACGAGCAAAGCGAGATTGACTTATATAATATGATTAAGTATAATAAATAAATACAAATACTGATTGGGAGAAATCATATCATGAAGAAGTTCGCATATATAGAAATCAAACAGATGCCTCGCAGAGCTGATGGATTAGCCAGCACTTATTATCGCATGACTTATCCAGAAAAGCAACAGCTGAAAATATGGATTGATCAGATAACTGATGAGATCATTGAGGTATGTAGCCAAAAAGGTCAATGGCTGGAGTTCGTCATGGCACCACTTGAGATCAAAGGACCCAAAGGCTTTGCCAAAAAGACCCGAGGTGAATACTACAGCATCTATGAAATCATCAGAGATCTAAAAACCCGCCTTGATCAAGGGCAAGACCCCTTAGACAGTATGCTAGGTCCCAATGGTCGTTGGAATCGTCTATTTGCTGGCACTGACTACGAGATAGATCTAGTTGATCAGTCTGAAATTGACTACAACGAGTTTGGCAGTCTGTTTAGTGAACACGCAGGAGCCAGATAATGACTGAACAAGAAAGTCTAGAACGCATGCAAGAGACCCGCGAATGGCTGGTTGAAGAATGTGGATACACACCAGACAGTCTTTGGCCTGAATGGTATCCACCGGGCGCACTACCACCATGGTATCAAGAACTGTTGGATAGGAAATAACATGATACACGACCCAGACTGGGATCCACTGGCCACACTCAACACCATCATAACCAATGCTGAACATCAGAGCCGGTTGACTGCTGACATCACCCGAGTCTTAAACGATCATGCAGTGTTAATCAATCAGATGACCAATATCGTCAATCAGCTGAATCTAAGGATCTGCCGTTTAGAAAATGAATTGAGTGAAGCTGGAATAGCCATCGCAGACCTTAAATCAGTGCAAAATGTGGCAAAAAAGCCATAAAAAACACCCCAAAAACCACAAAAAACCATTGACTTTTGACTATTTTGATAGTATAATACACATATTATCAACAATAAAGAAAGATCCTAAATGGATTGGGACAGTTTCAAAACAGCATTATTCACTCAGGGCATTGACCCTCAGGCAGTAGAAGCAGGCCGTGAGTTTGTAGAGCAAGAAATGGCTTGGCACGGTAGTAGCGCACACAGCCAATCAAAAACAGACGATCTTGGCTTCGCTGAATGTGGTGACATAACTACATTCCAAAAAGGCGTAGATCAACTCAAAACTATTCAATTCTACAGCACCGTAGACGAGACTGAACGCAAAACACAACGGGCCTGGAAAAAATTCCGCAAAGAGCCCAGCAAATATTTCAAACGCATATTGTTAAAAACATTTTGGTTGACACAATAGCCGTTTGATGCTATAATATGCACATAAACACTTAAAGAATAGCAGGGCGCAGAATCTTTATTGCTTCAGATATGCGTTCAACCATTCACTCCTGGGAGTAGTGAGCTATAAACTCCCAACTATTTAATTATTTTCAACAACTAAGAAAGGCTGTAAAGATGGACGCATATAAGCTAGTAGAGATTTTAGATCAAGCAAGACAAATTGCTGAAGCTGATGGATATGAGAGTTTCCCAACCACACACTTCTATAGTAAAGAGTTAGGGTATATCCAAGAGGCATTAACCAAGGACTTAGCATAATGACACTTGAACAGGCTACCGAAATCGTCAGACAACTCAAACGCAGTTATCTGTATATGGATGCTGGTTATAGTTTGATGAGTGCGGCTGAATGCTATGATGATATGAATGATACCGCAGAACACCAAACCGCACTTAAAACCCTGGGCTTATGGAAGGAGACAGCATAATGATGGACAAAGAACTTATAACACAAGCCACAGCGGTATTGGCATACTATCGAGAGAATCCACCAACCACAGAACAAGAAAAGTTAGCATTAGAGTTGATGGTCAAAGAATACAAACGATATTTGGAGACAGCATAATGGCTAAGAAAGATATAGTGATCTTAAATGATGGCGAAACCTTTACCGATATAGACGGATGTTTGGTCATGATTGGTATAGGTGATGGCAGATTGGGTGAATCAATCCCAGTTAAAACCTTATTGGATTTTTGGCAAAAGCATCACACTTTGGAGGCCGCAGAATGAAAAACTATAGGATTGTTTATCGTGAAGACTGTAGCCCCTGGACAAAAAGCCTTATAGTGGAAAGTAATGAAACAGAAACGCAAGTTAGAAAATGGTGGACTGATCAGCATAGCACTTATATGGGTCCAGGAGTTACGAGATGCTCTGTAGCTGTTATGTCAGTAAAGGAAGTAGAGGCCACAGAATGAGCGATATTGAATACTGGCAAACCGTGGGGCAATGGGAAGAATATTTCGCCTCTTTAGTTAAAACTCAACAAAAAGAGCCCCAATCCTAACTAAATCAGGGTAAAAAATGGTTGACATTCTGTCATTCTGATAGTATAATATACGAACAATAAGAGATTATTGTATTTTTTCAATCAACTGAAAGGTATTATATGACCAAGCAGAAAAGACAAGACTATTACTCTGAAATCCTAACAAGAACCGTAGTAGCCAATGTCCGTGAACTCCAGAATATGGATGATGTTGAGTTGGAAGCCTGCTATAAAGACTTCTGCCAACAGCCATTGGATCTCTCAGATATTGAGCGTAATATTAGGATAGACTGGGCGTAATGGTCTATAGCACACTACTTTCGTGGTTGTGCTATACAGGTCAAAAATACCATACAATGCACTCAATGAGTGCTTTTTTTGTGGTTGACAAACGGCTAAAATGGTGCTATAATAACTATGTTATCAACAATAAGAGAAAGTGATTGGTTATGACACAGGAACAGTTCTATAAACAATATCCAGTTATGCCTGATAGCAAAGAACAACGATTAGTGTTAGATTTAAGAGATGCTGACTTTAGTTGGAATCAGATTTCTCTAATATTCCTAAGTTTAACTCTAACACCCTATGACGCTGATTGGAATGTTAAACTCTTAGAAGAGACAGCACAATGAACGCATATACTTATAGGTTGACTTTTGGTTAAAATGGTGCTATAATATACATATTATCAACAATAAAGAAAGTGAGCTGTAAGTGTTACAATTCAAAAAAATTGATAAAGCTACTAAAGAATTTTCCATAATGTTGGAGCAGTTTGGCCTGGAATATTCAAAGGTTGACAACGGAGCAGTGAAGTCCTTGCCCGTCGGATTCGATTTAGCAGATAACCATTACGAGGTATATAAGGATTTTGAATGTATTGGATTCATCCAAATAGTAGAAACCGCTGGAGTTATACGAGCCAACTGTATTGAATTGGTTTATGTTAAACCTGAATTCAGAGGTCGTGGTCTTGCTGTAGAAATGTATCAGCAGGCAATTAAACATTATGGATGTAAGATGATATCATTAACCTATCATAGAGTAGATACTTTACCATTGATCAACATGTGGCGTAAGTGCGGATTCATTGGTATCATCCTAACACCTGGCCAGTCCGGTGCTGACAGGGCTATTTGTATGCTAACGACCGTAAAATTATCAACTCCTTTGTATTTTAATTTAGATAAAAAAGGTGTCACTAGATGTCGAGAGCATAGCCAAAAAATCTGCGATAAACTCAGTAATCGTTACGGACTTATTCTACATAGAAAAGATGTTAAGCACGCATCTCACGAATTACTAGCTGAAGTAATTGAAAACCACTTTGGTAAGAGAATTCAGCAGATGGATAGACCAGAGACTAATAGTCAGATGCCTATGCCCAGACATAACCCATTGACAGAATTATTTGCCTAATAGGTAATCAGAATAAAGCACTCATTTATGGGTGCTTTTTTTGTGGCATAAATATCTAACATAGGAAATCTAGATGTTAGACGAAAAACCACAAGACGATCAAATCGCACCCCCAGAACAACCCAAACAGTCAGGCGAATACCCCACTTGGCAATATCCAGAACGCCGTGAGCCACAATGGGGATCTGTAACCAAGGAAGGTTTGGTAGTTGGTCGAGGCCCTAACAAAAAGGTTATCCCACCAGATGAAGTGTATCATCTAGCCAGCCTAGGCTGTAGTGTAACTGAAATGGCAGACTGGTTTGGTGTAAGTCAATCAACGCTGAAGTATAACTTTGGCGAGTATATCAAAAAGGGCAAGGAGCATATCAAGAATAAGCTCCGTGATGCCCAGATTAAAACTGCCCTTAGTGGCAATGCGGCTATGCTCATATGGTTAGGTAAGAATATGCTTGGACAGAGCGATATGCCTGTGAACACTGAAGCCAACGAACCCTTACCGTGGACAGACAATGACATCCCCCAAGACGAAGTAGGTGCTGTCCAGGACACTGACTAATGTCCTTGAGCAAGACGCAACAGGCAGTCGCCCAAGACACTCATCGTTTCCGTGTGGTCATAGCGGGAAGGCGTTGGGGGAAGACGCACCTTTCCATTCGCGAACTAGCCAAGTTCGCCAGCAAACCCAATCAGAAAGTAATGTATGTGGCCCCAAGTTATCGTATGGCCAAAGGTATCGTTTGGGACAAGCTCAAATATAAACTAATTGATCTGCGTTGGGTAAAGAAAGTCAACGAAAGTGATCTAACCATAACACTCATAAACGAAACCAAGATATCAATACGCGGTGCTGATAACTTTGACAGTCTGCGGGGGCTTGAAAACCATTTCATTGTTATGGATGAGTTTGCTATGATAGATCCCCGTGCTTGGACAGAAGTCTTGCGTGCCACACTATCCAACACACTTGGACACGCATTGTTCATCAGCACCCCAACAGGCAAGAACAATTGGGCGTTTGATATGTTTAACAAGCATATCGAAGATGATGCTAATTGGAGCAGTCACCAATACACAAGTATCGAAGGTGGTCAAATACCTGCGGAAGAAATAGAACAAGCCCGTAGGGATCTTGATGAGCGTGTGTTCCGCCAGGAGTTCGAAGCCAGCTTTGAGTCATATGATGGAACGGTATGCTGGGCCTGGCGTCGTGAAGAGAACATACGCAACCTCGAGGATCCAGATATCCGCATCTTAGAAATTGGTATTGACTTCAATGTCAGTCCTATAACAGCGGCCATATTTGTCCGCCAGGGTGATGATATGTATCAGATAGATGAAATAGTAATGCACAATTCAAATACCTTTGAGTTGGTAGATGAAATACGGAACCGTTACCCTACCAGCAAGATATTCGCTTACCCAGACCCTAGCGGATCGCAAAGAAAAACTTCAGCCGGTGGCAACACGGATATCAAGATACTTTCAAACGCTGGATTCATAGTCAAAGCACCTAGGGCACATAACTTAGTCAAGGATCGTATAAATGCTTTTAACAGTAGATTATGTTCAACTGACGGCCAGCGTCATCTTTTTGTGGCTAGTCATTGCAAGCACACCATAGAATGTATAGAGAAGTTCAGCTACAAACCCGGAACACAGGTGCCGGACAAAGATCAAGGCTGGGATCATATGTTTGATGCCGCATCATATGCCATTGATTTCTTGTTCCCAATCACCCGTAACTTTGAGCCGGACCCTTATGCTCCGGCGAGATTTACACATGGAATAAAGACTTAACTGCTGTTATACAGCGGTTAAATAACACATAAATAATATATGGGCTATTTAGGAATAACACGATGTCAAATACATTAATTGAACTGTATAAACGAGTTACTAGTAGTAACTATCAATATAACCAAAACTATAACCGTTGGTTATTCTATCTAGAAAGTTATATGGGTGGTGAAGAATACCGCAAAGGCCAACATCTAACAAAATATCAATTGGAAAGTGAAGCAGAATATCGAGCACGCCTTGAAGTAACTCCACTTGATAACCATTGTCGCTCAGTGGTTAATGTCTACAACAGCTTTATGTTCCGTGAGATGCCTGACCGTGAGTATGGTAGTCTAGAAGCTGAACCCACTGTTGAAGATTTCTTAGAAGATGCTGACCTAGAAGGTCGCAGTCTAGATGCTGTGATGAAAGATGTAGCAACATGGTCTAGTGTATTTGGTCATGTGTGGATGCTACTCAGCAAACCAAATATAGGTGCTAATACTCTAGCTGATGAAATAGCTGACAGTGTCAGACCTTATCTCAGTATAATCACACCGTTAACAGTCTATGATTGGACTTATGCTCGTGGAGCAAATGGACAATATCGCTTGACCTATTTCAAATATGTAGAAGATATCAATGATCAGATCACTACTGTGATTGAATGGTGGGAAGACAAGATCAAAACCACACAAACAGATCGCAAGAAAAAAGAAGTGCTTAGTGAAACAGAAGAACCCAATCAGTTAGGCAAGATTCCTGTGGTAATCGCCTATAATCAACGCAGTCCAGTCCGTGGTATTGGTATCAGTGACATCAGCGATATAGCAGATCAACAGCGTGCCATCTATAATGAACTCAGTGAGATTGAACAGGCAGTGCGCCTAGACAGTCACCCAACATTGGTAACACCAGAGAGTGTCAAGGTTGGCACCGGTGCTGGTGCTATCCTTTACATTCCTGAAACAATGGATCCAGGACTTAAACCATATATCCTACAGAATTCTGGTGCTGATGTTGCCGCAGTATACGAAAGCATACGCAATCGTATCGCCAGCATAGACAAGATGGCCAACACTGGTGCAGTGCGAGCCACAGAAGCCAGAACAATGAGTGGTATCGCTATGCAGACAGAATTCCAACTTCTCAATGCTCGCCTAAGTGAAAAAGCAGACAATTTAGAACTAGCTGAAGAACAGATGTGGCGCCTATATGCAGAATATCAGGGTTACAGTTGGGACGGTGAGATAGAATATCCAGGTAGCTTCAACATACACGACAGCCAAGGTGAGTTTGCACAATTACAAACAGCGATGTCAGCGGCCACAACACCAGAAGCCAAAGCAGTTATTGATTATCGTGTGCGTGAATTACTAGACGACCCAAGATGTGAATACGATCTTGATGAAGAAGGATATGAATTGGCAGAATATCAGGCAGAAATAGACAAACTAAATGCTATATCAGAACAAATAGCGGCAAATGAACAGGTGCAGGTAATGGAATCAGTGGCGGATGGTGCTGAAACAGAACAACACGCTACTACAACACCAGAAAACAGACAATCACACATACAAGATATGATAATGGAAGGTTATACTGATGAAGAAATACTACAAATCCATAGTGAAATCACTCAAGCGGATATTAGATCGGCTAAAGAAGCACTTCTAAATCTAGGCTAGCATATGGCAATAACTCGAGGAGGTATTGAGTTTGCAGGCTATAACAAGCCTAAACGCACTCCTTCACATCCTACCAAAAGCCACGCAGTATTGGCCAAGGTTGGTGATAAGGTTAGATTGATACGCTTTGGGCAACAAGGTGTCCGTGGCGATCGTAAGAACACAGATAGGGCTCGTGCTTTCCGTGCTCGCCACGCTAAGAACATAGCCAAAGGTCGTTTAAGTGCGGCATATTGGTCAAACAAGGTGAAATGGTAACACTAGGAGCAAGATGATGGAGTATAAATCAGGAGGAATGAAAATGCCAGGTAGAGGAAAAGGTCGTGGAACAGGCAAGAAACCACCAAAGCGTTAATTGGTTGGAGTATTTCAACAGCATCAAGACGCAATGTCCTTGGAGTTTAGCCGCATATCAGAAAGGTGAGTTGGATATATGTGATTGGACGGGTGAAGTCAAACCCTTAGGTAGTATGCAGGCAAGGATGTATATATTAGATGCAGAAGATGATGAAGTCAGACAGTTAGCAGAACAATTGGACGAAGGTGCGTGCGAATGGTTATATAGCTATCCAGGCTACGGTCCGTTCGCTACACCAGTCAAGGTATTGATACAGCAAGATCGCAAAACATTAGAAAGATTAAGAAAGTCAATTGGTGAGGTATAAGCATGGCAAGAACATGGAATCCAAGAACTCGACAGTATGAAATAACAGTCGACAATGCTCGCCCTGTTTACAATAGTAGACAGCGTGAATATCAATTGCGAGCACCAAATGCTCAACAGGTATTCAATACCAGCACTAAACAATTTGAATTGCGCAGTCAACCCAGCGCAAGAATTTATGATGCTAGGACGAGAAGTTATGTTATAGCACCAAAAGGTAGTCAACCAGTCTGGGACCCCCGTTCTAGACAATATGTATGGAAGAAGTAAGTAACATAAATAGTATTTTAACTCATTAGGAGGCATCGCGACATGAGCGAGCAAGAAATCATGGCAGGCAACACAGAGACCACTGACACTCAAGCCAACCAACCAAGTCAGGCAAAAGAAGCATCAGGTAAGACTTACACGCAAGAAGAGTTCGATAATCATATTGCTGGACTTAAAGCCAGTCTCGCAAAAAAATTATTGAAACCCTATGAAGACCTAGGTGATCCCCAGGAACTTCGTGCGTTAAAAGAACAAGCACAGCAAAGGGCACAAGAAGAAAGCCTCAAGCGCGGCGAGTTTGAAAAGATCTTACAGGAAAAAGCTTCACATTGGACTAACGAAATCCAAAAGAGAGATAAGATGATTGAAGAATTCAAGGTGGAGCAACCATTGGTTTCTGTTGCCAGCGAATTCCGTTCTGTAAATCCAGAACAGGTTAAAAGATTACTGCGTGGTTATGTCCGCTTAAATTCAGACGGTGATGTAGAAGTCATCGATGATGCGGGCACTGTAAGGTATGATGACAGTGGCAAGCCCTTATCAGTTAAGGAACTTGTCAAAGGTTTCCTAAAAGAAAACCCCCACTTTGTTCAACCTACCCCAGCAACCACAAATAGCTCACACAGCATCAAAGCTGATAATAGCAAAGTTGATATCTCTAAGTTGGACATGCGTAATCCAGAACATAGAAAATTATATGCCCAGGCAACGGGCAAAAACAAATATGCCTAACTTTTAAGGAGACTATAAATGTCAAACACAACAAGTATCAATTCTGAATTGATCGCAACATTAATTGGACAAGCACAATTTGCTGCTTACGAGCAGTCAATCGCTCGCCAATTAGTTTCAGTATTTGATTTACCAGCGGGCGCAGGTAAGTCAGTTCAAGTGCCGGTCTGGTCTGCGGTATCAGCGAGTTTAATCTCTGATGAATCTGCAGCTTCAGCAGCTGACACTAACACAACTTCTGCTACAATTACACTAGCAGAGCATGTTGTTTATCACCGTATCACAAACATGTTGCGCGATTCTGCTTCAGCAGATGTATTCGCACAACTAGGCGACCAATCAGGTCGTGCTATTGCAGAAAGCCTAGACGGTCAAGTATTCACACTATTTGACAATACTTCTGGCAACACAGCAATCATCACTCAATCAGTAGGTTCAGCTGGTAGTGACAACACACCACAAGACATCATGAAAGCGGCTGCTATCCTACGCGGTAACAAACTAACAGGCCCATTCTATGCTGTTCTACATCCAAAACAAGCATATGGCATCAAAGCTAACTTAACAGCAACTACAAGTTACACTAATTCAACAGCATTAGGTAGCGAAGTATTGTCAATGGGTTACATTGGTGAATTGGCTGGCGTTCGTATTTTTGAAAGTGCATTAGTTCCAGTTGACGGTTCTGACGATGCTACAGGTTGCGTATTTGCACCATCAGCGTTTGGTCATGCTATGCGTGGCACAATCGATGTTGCTCAACAATACATGGCAGCAGAGCGTGCTACTGACTTAGTATTAACAGGTGTTGCAGGTGCTCAAATCTTGCAAGCAGGACACGCTGTTCGTGTAGTTGGTGACGCTACTGTTTAATTAAATTAGGAGATCACAGAAATGGCATTCATTCGTTCAGGTAGCACTATTATTAGTTTCGCTGAGTATCAAGATGTTGTTGATTTAGATCAACGACTCTTTGAAGAGAATGAAGGCCTAACTGATCAAGATGTAGAAGATATACTAATTCGCTCAACAGAGCGCATTCTAGTTCTGCTTAAAAACACTAAATGGTATACAACACTAGCACTCAGTCAGGGTGCTAGTGCATTGACTATTCCAAACCTATCAGCTAGCAAAATCAAAAGTCGCCTCAATGACTTTACTGATCTTGCCTGCTATCATGGTTTATATGAATATATCCTACCTAAGGTTGCTGATTTCGGCACAGAGAATAACAGTGAGCGTGTAAAGATAGATTTCTATCAGAACAAGTTTACTACATTATTCGACGAAGTTGTGTCAGCAGGCGATTGGTATGATTATTCAGGGGATGGCACAGTTAGTGATATTGAGAAGAAACCAGGATTGGTTAACTATCAGAGAGTTAGATAATGAGAGAACTATTAGTTGCTTATTTGAAAACACTTAGTCTAGGAACCATCGGTGTCAGTGATGAGTTACCCTGGGCTAAAGATGGTGACCCCTTGTATATAAAAAACTACAAAAAGATCTATGTCGATCGCCCTTTAATTACGCAAGATAGTGTAATCAATACATTGGCTGGTAGTAGCATTGTCAATCAGACAACTGCTGTTACCGCATACCTTACAGTAGATGCCAAAAATCAACCTTCAAATCTTACACAGGTGATATCAGACTTGATAGCGGCTCGCGGAGAAATCCAAACAGCTAATCAGCACAGCAGAACATGCGGTGTGACACAAGAATATCAAGGTGATGCGCTAGTGATAACATTTGATTATAACTTTATAGAACTATTAACCTAAGGAGAACTATCCATGACAACATCATACATTCAGTCAGCGGCAGGTTCAACCAATCCAATCTTAACACTTAAAAGCAGTGTAAGTGGCAACCTAGTAATTCCAACATTACAAGATGTTACTATCAACAATGCTAACGATGTGTTTACTTGGAGTCAATTGAATGAGTCAGCAAAACTACAAGTTCCAACAACTTCTACAAACAGTATTTCTACAAATATTGTTGTAGAAAACCTAAGTTTCTTTGGAAACGCAAGTGCTACTTCTGGTAGCGCAGTCCAAAAAGGCTTATTGGGCTTGTCTGTTGACAAGACAGAAGTAACATTCTACATTAACATTGGTAGCAGTAAAACAGTTTCAGGCACAGGCTATGTAACTGGTTTAGCACCAACAGTTAGTGCTGACAGTCCTGTATGGGTAACACCTGTTACAATTACTGTATCAGGCGAATACGCATTCAGCTAAACTGGCAAGAGTAAAGAATAAAAGGGCTGTTATGGCCCTTTTATTTTATCATAAATAATATTACGATTAAAGGAAAAAGATCAATGGATATTTTACAAAATAAAACAAATCAAGAACTGCTACAAAGCATTCTAGCTGAAGTAGCAAAATGTGCGAATGAAGTCAATTGTGCTGCCAAAGATGTAAACAAGGCACGCAACAGATTAACATTCCTAATCGCAGTGGTAAATGAGTTGCTTAACAGAGAGGAGATCTAAAGATGAAATTAAACCAATTAGCCGCAAAACCGCAATTAATCCGGGTAGAAATAAATGATGAAGAAACCATCAAACAGTTTGGGGAATCCCTTGAATTTTGGATTTGGGATCGCCAACCTATGGATAAATTCGTAGCATTAGCTACATTAGATTACCAGAACTTCGGTGAAGTAACCAAGTTGGTAAAAGAATTATTATTAGATGATGAAGGTAAAGAGATCATCCGTGATGATCTAGTATTACCAACCAATATATTGATGAAGGCCATCACCACAGTGATTGATGCCTTGGGAAAGTCTGTGCTCAACAACCAGGAGACGACAACGACAGAAACTTCCAAATGATCTTAGCATTAGATTTCGTAGCACAGCGTTATGGCATGCTACCAAGTCAACTGTTATTAGAAGGAAATAGTTTAGACATAGTCGTAGCACAACAAGCGCAGAGTTATACCAACCGTAAACAAGAAGAGGCAAGGGCAAAAGCCGCAGGCAAAACCATAAAACCAGATGTTCCTCACTTAACAGAAGAGCAGATGATGGAAATGTTACGCAAAGCAAAAGAGCAGGCAAAATGACAATAAAAGTAGACACCAAAGGTCTAAAAGGCAAATTAAATAAGTTAGAAAATCTTAAAGATAAGATCATGCCTAAGGCCTTGGACTACTTTAAGAGTCAGACACCAAAGCGTAGTGGTAATGCTCGTGGCAGAACACGATTAGATAGCAGTAAAACTATCCAAGCTAATTATGCCTATGCTGAAAGACTTGATCAGGGCTCAAGTAAACAAAGTCCACAAGGTATGACTAAACCAACAGGCAAATACATACAACAGTTGGTTAGTAATTATGTTAAACGACTAGGAGTATAGACAATGGCAGATGTAAATGTAAGTCTTGGATTAGAAGACAGTAAGTTCAAGCAAGGCATAGCCAATGCCCAGACACAGGCACAGCGACTAGGCAGTAGTCTAAGCACTGCCTTTGGTGGTGGCAACAACGCACTTAACAGATTAGGATCTGGACTAGATGCTGTGAATGTTAGATTCCAAAATCTAGGTCGGGCTATTGTTGGTGTAGGTCTCAGTGCTTTTGTTGTCCAAGCCTTACGAAGTGCTGATGCACTCAGTGATCTTTCGGCCGCATTAGGTGTTAACACAGCACGCCTAATGGAAATGAATTTAGCCGCTGGCGGTGCCGGTGGTAACTTAGAAAGCCTTAGTGGCATGTTGGGTCGACTTGAAGATAATCTACAAGGTGCTATTGACGGTAATCAAAAAATGCGTGATAGCCTACGCGAAGTAGGTATTGGCTATGACGAAATCACACAATTAAATCCAGATCAGATATTCAATCGTATTGCTCGTGCCTTAGCTGGCATGACTGATAGTAATAAGCGTGCCGCACTATCCTCAGAATTATTAGGTAAATCCGCCCGCCTAATGGATTGGAACGGTTATACTTCTACCATTAACAAAGTTAATGGCACTATGGATGAGCATGCCAAAGCGGTAGATGCCGCTGGCAAGATGATGGACGAATTTGCGCAGACTGCACAATTAGTAGCCGCAGAATTCCTCAATCTAGTAGGGCCTATTATTGATTTCTTAACTCCACTTAATGAAACTAGTAGCAAAATGGACAGGGCAAAAGTTGCCGCTGTTGCGTTAGCAGGTGCTCTTGCTTTAATGGCTGGTAGCACTATCATTAGAGGTATTGTTGGTATAGTTGGTGCCGCTGGCCAGTTAGCAACAATCTTTGGTATAGGTGCTGGTGCAGCCGCAACAAATACATTAGCAGTTAACGCTAACACTATAGCAACCTACGCCAATGCAAATGCCCAGGCATTTATGGCTGGTGCTGTTGGTCGTGTGGGAACTGCATTTACGGCAGTGACTATAGCTGAAGCAAGATATAATGCGGCATTGTTAGCTCATGGGGTAGCTAGCGCAGAAGCTATCGCCGCAGACTCAGCACTAACAGCCGCAAGAGCTAGACTTGCTGAAGCAACTGCCGCGGCAGCAGTTACACAAGGTGTGTTAACAGGTGCTACAGAAGCAGGAACAGTTGCAAATGCGGCCAATGCCGCAAGTGGAGTAGGCATCTTAGGTTGGTTAGGCAAATATGCCAAAGCTCTAAGTTTAGCCGCTGTGGCACTTGGTGCTTTAACCTATAGTTCAAGTCTCAATGCTGGTGAAGCAGAATGGGAACAACGAAATCTTAAAGCGGCGGAACTACTCAAACGCCGTAAAGATGCCCTAGCACAATTAAGCGAAGCAGAAAAAGCTCGTTACAATGCCCTAAGTCAAGATCAAAAAAATGCTGTGATTGACAGTATTGTCAGCCAGCAGGAAATGAAAAAACAACAGGATCTAATCAACAGTGTCTATGGCACGAGTCGTCCTAGTGGTAGTGGATTCAAAGAAACAGATGCTGAGAAAAAAGCTCGTATTGAATTAGCCTCGGCAATTAATACTCAGAAAACAGCTATGGACAATCTCTTAGGCAGTGTGAGAGAGAAAAATAGTGAACAGATAGAAGAACTTAATCGTGCTCGTGAGAACATTGGTCTAAGTGAGCGTGAACGCACGATTAAGAAAGAAGTATTAGAATTTGAAAACCGTTTCCGCGACAATATCAATAAACTCCGTGAACAAGAAGCACAATTAATCGCAGAAAGTGGCAGTGAAGATGAGCAAACACGCAATAAAGCTATTGCTCAATTGCCAATAGTCAGACAAACTATAGAGCAACTGACCAAAGCAAGAGAAGGTGAAGTAGAAGTTATCAAAGAGACAGCGGCTGCGACATATGATTCGCTCAATGCTGAACGCAATAGAGCAAGCATAGCACAATTTACTGCTGAACAAAGAATACAGTCCGAACAAAAGGTCAGAGATCTACAAGATGAAATGGCTAAAATGTCAATGACTGAGATTGAGAAGAAATACTATGACATTGAAGCTGCCGCACGCAATGCCGCATTGGCAAAAATAGCCAGCCTAAATGAAGAGAATCGTGCTAATGGTCGCGCACTATTGACTGAACAAGAAAAACTTGATATCATGAAAGCCGCAAATGTTGAGACTAATAGGCTTAAAACCCTAACTCGACAAAACTATGAAGCCAGCAGAACATTCTCAGCAGGATGGAATAAAGCCATGCGTGAGTATGTGGAAAACGCAACCAATGCGGCTACCCGTGCTGAAAATATATTCCGCACTGCTACACAAGGTATGGAAGAAGCTATCGTTAACTTTGCCAAAACAGGTAAGTTTGAATGGCGTAACTTTGTCCAGATGATGTTAGAAGAATTGTTAAGAGCACAAATCCAACAGGTATTCGCACAGTTAATGGGCACAATGTCAAACACCATGCGTGGAGCACAAGGCAGTATGTTAGGTGGTGGCATTGGCGGTATAGGTGGAGGTGGTGGCGGTCTATTCTCAGGACTAGGCAGTATCTTAGGTAGCTTATTTGGTGGAGGCGGTGGAATTAACCCTAGCACTAATCCAATGGTTATCGGTGGTGGCATTGGTGGTGGTGGTATTGGTGATACATTTGGTAATATCTTAGGCAACATCACAGGCAGTCTAGGTGGTATTGTGTCAGGTATTGGCAGTGGTATTGGCAGTGTGGTAAAAGGTATTGGCAGTGGTATTAGCAGTGTGGTTTCAGGAATTGGTAATTTCTTTGGTGGTTTCTTTGCTGACGGCGGATATTTACCAGCTGGTAAATTTGGTATCGTAGGCGAACGAGGTCCTGAAATGATCACAGGTCCCGCCAATATTACACCAATGGGGCTAGGAGGCACAACCAATGTGGTCTATAATATCAACGCAGTAGATGCCGCAAGTTTCAAACAATTAGTAGCACAGGACCCAAGTTTCATTTATGCTGTAACACAACAGGGTGCCCGATCAGTTAATGGCACAAGGAGATAACAATGTCATTCCAATGGATATTTGACAATGCTGAAAGTATCAGTATCAGTAAACGAGCAGTGGTAGCACAGTCAATCACTCGCGGTAATAGAGTAAGAACAAATAAACTAGGTGGTCAAACATGGCGCTTTGATGTTAAGTTACCTGATGGTATGCGTTGGAGCACTTGGCGTCCTTACATCGAAGGCAGTGAAGCACTAGATAGATTTACAGTTGATACCATTAGCCTAAATCAAAGTGGTTATAGTTATATCAATAGATATCAAGGTGATGCTAGTCCAGGTAATATACAGGTAACCTACAACAATGATATCGCTCCTACTACCTTAACCCTAAGCAGTGTTAGCAGTATTAACTATGACCAATATGTGTTCAAACAAGGTGATTGGTTACAACTAGGCAATGATGGACATGTTTATAGTGTCATTTCAGATGTCCTGCGTGGCAATAGTGTTGTTAGTAATATCAGCATTCCTGTTAACCGACCTGTAATAGAGGCGGCTAATGCCAGTGTAGTCTATACATTGAAAGTAGGACAGGATGTAACATTTGATGTTATCTGTGTAGAATTTCCTACATGGAACATATTCCAAAGAGATCAAATAAGTTGGAGTGGTAATTTTGTATTTTATGAGGTAGTCTAATGTCTACACTTGACCTAAGCACCTATAGTGATATCTATTCAGCATATTTTGTTAAAATAGATATACCGGATTATAGCATCCTAAGATTTAGCACACACTACAAAACTTTCAGTCTAGTAGAAAGTGATGATGTGGCCTATAGTTATACTAACCTAGGTGATTTGGTCAGTATTAGCGATAGCACCGCCACAATCCGTGTAAATCCAGAACAGATCACAGTGACTATATCAGGTATTCCCAGTTTCAGTATCAGTGCTGTAACCGAACAGGCTATCAAAGGCAGTAAGATAGAAGTGCGTAAGATCTACATGGATGGTAGCAATTATCAACTGATTGGCACACCTATTATTAAATTTAAGGGCATAGTAGAAAATTACAATATCGCAGAAGATTATCCCGAACAGCCAGGTGGCACTGCTACTAGTAGTATTGGTCTAGTATGCTCAACACTGTTTGATATGTATCAGAACAAAAAGGCTGGACGCAGAACTAATCCTCTAGACATGAAAACTTATTTTCCTAATGATCTCAGCATGGATCGTGTGCCTACTGTTACTGGCGCAAATTACAATTTTGGAGCACCTAAATAATGAGTTTCATAGATGATATCATAGGTGGTGCCAGCAGTCTTATTGGTAGCATTGGCAATCTGTTTGGTGGCAATAGTCTAGGTGGCAACATAGTTAAAACAATACTAACTGGTTTCGCCTTAAACAAAGTAACCAATAGTATAAACAAACAAAATAGCAATGATACTGGTGGAGGAAGCACAACCAGTATAACCCCGACTCCAGATACCGGTGTCAGGTTACAGATTCCACCAGCTGGCGAAAATCGTATACCTGTAGTATATGGCAATGCTGTCTTAGGTGGTATAATAACAGATGTAAAAATGACTAATGACAATCAGACCATGTGGTTTGTGGTTACAATCTGTGAAGTCACAGGCAATAAGATGAGTGACGGGCAACCCAGTAATTTTACATTTGAAGATATTTACTACAATGGTAATCGTGTGATATTTAAGACTGATGGTATTACTGCTAGTTATAGCATGGATGCTAATGGTAATGTTGATCGTAGCATTGACGGACTAGTTCAGATCTATTGCTATGCCAATGGTAGCGAAACACCTGTAGTGCCAGATAATTATACCAATGGTAGTCTGAGTAATGCCTACGCATTAATGCCTGGCTGGACTAGTGCGCATGATATGAGCGGTCTAGTATTTGCCCTAATTAAAGTAACCTACAACAAAGATAAAGGAGTCACAGGTATGCCCAATATGAGTTTCGATATTAGAAATAGTATGACTATGCCAGGTGATTGCCTATTTGATTATATGACCAGCACACGCTATGGTGCTGGTATAGACAGTGCGGAGATTAAAGATGTATAGTTTAACAACATTAAATGACTACAGTAACCAGATTATACAATTTGAGGACGAAAGACCTGCTGGTTATACAACCATACCTAGTAATGTTGCAAACTTACCTCTAAGTGTAGTCATTGGCACCGAAGGTGAAACACACTTATTGCCATTGCCATTTACATTTGGTAATGCGCAGAGTATTAATATGACCTATACAGTCAATGTTACTCCTTACACAGGTGCTACAGTAAGTTGGAATAGTTACCCAGGAAATATAGTATTAAGCAATCCTGCCACAGGTATCTATCGGTTAACTAATATTAGAACACAAAGTGAGTGGGACGCAGTTCGCCAACCGTTGGTATTCTTAGGTGCGGATACCAGTGGCAATTTGGTATATAGAGCTAACTTAAAACCAGACGCTAATTCACAACCTATTAGTTGGACTATTAATGCACAATTAGCGGATACAGGTGAAATTAATACTGGTTTCTTACCTAGTTTCTTTTATGATCAGGATGTGGTCAAACAGTTTGATAGTGGTCTGTTGGTAACAGATACTAATCCTTCCGGCACCTATAGCATATTCATTAGCAAAAGCGATAATGCGGCAGGTAATTTAACCAGTGCGGGTTCAGGCGGCACTAGCACTACATCAGGACAGGGCAATCTAACTATTGCTGGCACCAAATCTCAGGTCAATAGCCGCTTAGGTAATATTATATTCACACCTGCTAGCGGATATGCCAGTAACTTTACCATTACCTATGCTGTGACTAATATCAGTGGCAATGTTACAAACACAGCCACACAATTATTAAAGATTGGTAATATCAACAATGGTATTACTGACATGTATTATCCAAGAACTTATACCAGTAATCAGAGTAGTCTATTGTTTACTGGCAATGTGCCATTCTTAAGTGAAACAATAACCAGTGGTGACACCTATAGTATTAGTTTGCAATTAAGTAGTAGTATTGGATTCCTAGCACAGACTAATGATTTTGTTAATAGGGTTGGTTGGGATCAAAATACCTTAACTTATAGTTATTCAGGTAGTCTAACACAATGTAATGAAAAGGTTACTAACTTAAAAATATATCCTAGCAAAAACCAATTTAGTAATGTAAGTGTTACATACACACAAAGACGCAATGGATTCTTTCAATTGTCGACTACATTTGATCTCAATGGTATCTATGACAATAGTCCAATTGTTGGCGAAGGCACTGTAAATTTCATTCCCAATGGCTGGGATACTGCCAACTATAATATTGCTAGTTATATTACCTATGAAAGATTGTATCTCTTAGACTGTGATATCTTTATGATTGCTGGCGGCGGACGCACAGGTCAGACAGTTTCGGCCACAGTCAGCGGACTCCCAGGATTAACTACATATTGGGGCGGTGGTGGCGGTGCTGGGCAATACTATGCTGAAAGCAAAATTAACTTGAAAGCATTACCATTAAATGCTACCTTACAAGTTGGTGGTGTGGCTACGGCTACAATATGGAGTGGTTGGAAAACCCTGGCGCCAGGCGCTAATGGGCAAAATGGTGTAGTTAGATTTAGAACTGGTCATTGGAGACCAACATTTTGGAATGCTAATGGTATTCCCCCTGACTATACCCAATTGATCAGTCCAGTATTACAGACCTACGAACAATGGCAAGCATTTGCCGCCTTTGTTAATGGTGGCGGCTATTGGCCAGGAACTTATGGCACACCCAGTCAAGAATTATACACTTTTAACGCCTATGGCCCCTATGGTGGTAACCAAGGTGGCAGTGGATTTACAGGCGCCCGCGGTGCTTTCTTTAGAATTCCAAGTGCAAACTCACCGGTGTATGCTGGTGGTGGTGCTGGCGCCGGGGGGCACGGCCAGAGTCCAACCGTTACAGCACAAGGTCAGGGCGGTTCTGGCGTAACAAGTGATATTACTGGTAGCAGTGAGGAATATGGTCGGGGTTCTAATGGAGGTGATACTACTACAATAGGAGCTGGTAGTGGTAATCAGCCAGGCTATGTTGGTTTAAGATTTACAGATCCTAATCCAATGCCGCCAATTGGTAATTTTGGTAATATTGCCTTAATAAGTAATTCAAGTGGTTACTTTCCTGGCAATGGTAGTTCATATCTAAGTGGAACCTTAAGTAGTGCTATTAATACTAGTCCATTTACTGTAGATTTCTGGATATATCCTACAGATACCAATACCAGTGATCGATGTATTTTTGATATTAGATCTACAGGCGGCACAGCTACAGATGGATTTGCTATTAGATATGCCTCAAGTAATCAAATGATGTTTATATATAGTGCTAGTCTATCTAGTATCCAATGGAATAGAACAAATAATGTCTGGCAACATATTGCTATTGTTAGAGCCAATGGTGTAGTTAGAATTTTTGTTAATGGCCTACAGGTAGGTAGCACCACCTTAGGTGCTAGCAATACCTACAGTAATTTAACTTGGAGATTAGGTCAATTCAAAGATAGCAATACCAATGCCACTGGCCTGCTAGGTTATGTAGATGAATTTAGAGTAAGTAATGCGGCTAGATACGCAGGTGATTTCCAACCTGCCAATTACCCATTTGATGTTGACAGTAATACCATGTTGTTATTACATTTTAATGGTAGCAATGATAGTCAGTCATTTGTTAACAGTGTTACAAATGGACTTGTGGGCCTAAGCGGTAATGTTAGAGTTAGCACAGCTCAATACAAATTTTAAGGAACAGATATGACTGGTTTCACAGAACGATATAGATATAGAATAAACGGTGTCCTAAACACTGGTGACACTGTATTAGCCAATATGGAAAAATTAGCCAATAGTTGTGCCAGTTGGATTAGTTATGATATGTTTACAGGCAAGTGGGATGTGGTGATTAACAAACCTGAAGATGTTCAAATGGCTTTCAATGACAACAATATCATTGGTGGTGTAACCTTAAATGGCAGTGGTCTGCGTGAAATGTATAATTCAGTTGAAGTGCGTTTCCCACACAGTGATCTTAACAATCAGATGGATTATATTAAGATTTCTATACCTAGCGAAGATCGTTATCCCAATGAACCCGACAACACATTAAACATCACATATGATCTATTAAATGACCCTGTCCAGGCACAATTATTAGGTTTAATCGAATTAAAACAGGCTCGTTTAGATAAAATAATTACCTTTAAGAGTGATTATAGTATGGTAAATTTACCTGCAGGTGGTATCATATCAGTTACCAATAGTTTATATGGTTGGACTGAAAAATTATTCCGTATCATCACCATAAAAGAATTAAGCGATGATGGTATCTTACAAAGTGAAATAACTGCCCTTGAATATGACCCTGATATCTATGATATTAGTGATCTATATCGTTACCTAAGAACTAATGCCTCAGGTATTGTTACCATTGGTAGTATAGGTATTCCTAATGCTCCACAGGTGACCAAATTTGAAACTGATGCAAGACCTCGTGTGCTGATAGAAGCAGATGTTCCAGGTGGGTTGGTAAATGCCATGGAGTTCTGGTTAACAGAAGATATCCCGCCAGGTGTGGGCAGTGATGAAAATAGAACATATCGGCTAATAGGAACTAAAACTGCTGACAATGGACAAAATCTTACACAGGGTGAAACAGTTGAGATTGAAGTCGATAATATTAGCAATATTAATTTCCTTGTTAAGGTTAGAGGTATCAATGGTGATATCAAGGGTCCATTTAGTCTGCCAAGTGGTAGTATCTTTTTTGCCCCAACACAGGTCACAGATGCAATTGGCAGTAACACTGCTACCTTAGATGATAGTGGTAATCAGATTAATGGATTACTAGCGGCCAATGCCTTGATGTATCTATTAGGCCAATTGTTTAATGGTAGCACTGCCACAGGTAATGCTGGGATTAACAGCGGTAGTTTATATAACACATTCTGGGAACTGTTTGGTAGTGAAACGGGCACCTCTGGAAATACTCAGGTAATTACACAAGGTGTCGGCAATGCGGCCAAAGCAGGCGCTAAGATACAGGTAGGTGCCACAGCTGGCAAAGTTACAGTAAACAATCTAGCACCCGCAACTAATTTTTCTACCATGTATACTACTACATTTACGCCAACTATCACCGCATTATATAAAGTAGATTGTATTCTTGATCAAAATACTTCTGGCGCTCAAGGAGGCAATTCAGATACTGTAGCAGTAGCATTTGCTATTATCCGTAATTCTTCAGTGTTAGCCAGTAGTAATTCAGGTGGTCCGGGTGCTTGGTATTGGACTGATTATGTTCTTACAGACACCGTCAATCTAACAGCAGGCCTTACATATACCTTAACTTTTGACTACATTAACAACACCTCTGCAGGCGGCAATGCCAGCTTTGACATAAGTTGGAATGTATATACACTTGCTATTACCTAATATTAGAAAGTATAAATAACAATACACATAGGCCACAGTCTGTGTGTATTTTTCCCTCAGGAGAGTTACTATGGCAGGCGTCTTAAACTTTGATCAATACCTTGGCGGTGCAGATCAATTAAAAATCAAACAAGTATTTCCAAACGATCAAACAACCTTACGATATAGTTATGCACAAGACATAACCGGTTGGACATTTGATCTACAACAACAGACCCTAGTTGTTGATAAGGTAGCATTTAATCGCAACACAGGGCAACCTAATTTTTCAGACAGCCAAGTCATTGGATTTTTCCCTGCAACAAATATCAGTTCAGGTAATGTAACCGTGGCCAATACAGCTATTGGCACAGTAAATGTAACTCTTCCAAAAAATCTATACACTGGTCCCATTATTCCAGATGCACGCAAGAATGTGCCAATCACAGTAGTCAGCCTCAGTTGGACAGATGATGCTAGTCCACCAGAAGTCCGCACCCATCGCTGGGCACTGGTGCAGAGTTGGGAACCGGGAGTTACTCCAGGTGATCCCATCACTAGCACTAATCCATTATACACGGCACTTTAGGAGACTACAATGGGATATACAGTAACCATAATTGAAGAATCAAATCCAAATATAAACATAACTTCTACAGAATTTCCTGTCACTCTTTACTATGACAGTATAACCACACAGGGTAATGTAGGACCGGTAGGACCCAAAGGTGACACTGGAGCAACTGGCGCAACTGGGGCAACCGGACCCCAGGGCCCTCAGGGCGTAAAAGGCGATACAGGTGCTACGGGAGCGACTGGTGTTAGTATTAGCAATGCCGCTGTCAGTGGTGACGATCTAGTCATTACATTTTCAAACAGTGCTGTAATCACAGCAGGTAATGTTCGCGGACCCCAGGGCCCACAAGGCATTCAAGGGAATGTAGGAGCCACTGGTGCAACTGGTGCTACTGGGGCTACCGGCGCACAGGGGCCACAAGGCATACAAGGAAATGTTGGTGCTACTGGTGCTACTGGAGCTACTGGTGCTCAAGGAGAACAGGGCATACAAGGGATACAAGGGATACAAGGTAACACCGGACCCCAAGGCCCACAAGGCATTCAAGGAAATACTGGCGCACAAGGTGCAGGATTAACCATACTTGGAACAGTATCTAATGTAGCAAGTTTACCCGGCTCAGGTAGTATTGGTAATGCTTATATCATCGCAACCACAGCTTCAGAACCCGAAGCTGGTAATCTATATGTATGGAGTGCGACAACTAACACTTGGGCAGATGTCGGACAGATAGTGGGTCCACAGGGACCACAAGGCATACAAGGAATCCAAGGCATACAAGGCAACACAGGGCCCCAAGGAGAACAAGGCATACAGGGAATCCAAGGCATACAAGGGAATGTGGGACCACAAGGCGAAACTGGACCCCAAGGACCGCAAGGAATCCAAGGCATACAAGGGAATGTGGGACCACAAGGCGAACAAGGAATCCAAGGGAATACAGGACCTCAAGGCATTCAAGGAAATGTCGGCGCAACAGGCGCTACTGGTGCTACTGGCGCGACAGGTGCTACTGGCGCACAAGGCCCTGTGTTTGGTCAGGTGTTAAATTACAATACATCTACAGGAACAACCAGTTGGACAGCAGGAACATTCCGCTATAATGGTAACGCACCAAGTTCTGTTAGCTATGTTCGCATAGCATTAAATGTAGGTAATCCAAGTAGTGTGGCTTGGGTAGCAACTTTAGCCGCTAGTGATACCATCTATGTAACTACATCAACAGGCAGTATTCAAAACACATTTAAGGTAGTATCTGTGACAGAACTAGGTGATTATTTTGATGTAGAGGTCACATCAGGTAGTGGTAGTGAGCCCATAAATGCTGCAAATTACTATCTATGGTATGCAAGAGCTGGTGCTACAGGCGCAACTGGCGCAACTGGGGATACTGGTGCTACAGGCGCAACTGGGGCACAAGGACCGCAAGGAAATGTTGGTAACACAGGTGCGACTGGCACAAGCATTACCAATGCAGAAGTAGTAGGCAGTAATCTACAAATAACTTTTTCAAATGCTACAAGCATCTGGTCAGGCACCGTTGTGGGACCGCAAGGACCGCAAGGCAATGTTGGAGCAACTGGCGCCACTGGTGCAACTGGTGTTAGCGTAACCAATGCTAATGTTACAGCAGGTAATTTATTAATCACACTCAGCAACGCCACAGTGATCGATGCTGGAAATGTTACATCGGGTGGTGGTGGAATACAATCACTATTTGCTGATACAAATCCTACATTAAGTAGTAATCTAAAAACTGGTGGATATGCTATCTTTGGTGGCACTAATGGTTGGATGGGCAACACAGCGCCAACACCACATACTTTCTTAACATTTGAAAGTGCGGATATGCCATTCGGCATCACCGGTATTGATTTATATCCATACCAAACAGATTTTGTAACCACCAATATGAAGAGTGTCGGTAGCGTAAATCAGAGGCTTTTCTTTGATCTACAAAATAACAATGATGGTAGTGCCGCATGGAGCGAAATAAGAGTCCAAGCAGGTAACCCCAGTGGTGCCGGACAAAAAACACTTTACCTAGGTGCTACAAACGCAAATACAGATCTAAACACAGCATTAGGCTTCACACAGGTGACAGGCGTTAACGAAACTTATATGCTTGGTGAAGGTAACCTACGCATAATGTCAACTGATGGCCATATTAAACTAGGTGGTTTCCTAGGATCTAATCAAGATATCTTAACTTTAGATACCACAAGCAAGAATGCTACAATCACCCAAGGTAATTTATTATTAAGCGCAGGTAAAGCGATAAATTTTGCTGACCAATCGTTAACAGTCAGCGGTGGTAATTTACTCATTAATGGTGCGGCAGGTAAGACAAATGGATTCACTATTGGTTATCTAGAAATGCCACAGGTCGCGGCGGCTAATGTTACACTTGCACTAAGTGACAGTGGTAAGCATTTCTATGATACCAGCACAGCACCGATCACGGTAACTATACCAAATAATGCCAATGTGGCATTCCCGATTGGCACAGTGATAACCTTAGTAAATCACAGCACAGGCAATCTAATAGTTGGTAGAGAAAATGCCGCTAACCTATACTTAGGTGGTAATGCAACTTCAGCAGGTAGGACAATTACCACATACGGTGTAGCTACTTTGCTCAAAGTCAATACCAATGATTGGTTTATCAATGGCACAGGAGTAGTATAATGAGTGGTATAGCAAATATGATGTTTGCTAATCGCACTCCACCTGCGGTTGGTGGCGGCAGTGGTGATACTTATTGGACTAATACACAGATCCTAATGCACTTTGAAGGCTCTGATGGCGGCACTACTTTTACAGACAGCAGTCAGAATGCCTATTCATTTAGTCGAGGCAGTGCTAACACGCAGACTACAAGCTCAACACAGAAAAAATGGGGTAGCACTAGTTTCTACGATAATGGCACCAGTGGATCTAATCGTGGTTTATATCTTGCAGGCACTAAACCCAGTGTGCTACAACTACAAGGTAACTTTACTGTTGAGTGGTGGGGGTATCATAAGAGCAATACAGGAGCACAGGGATATTTTGGCACTGGACAAAGCCTATTCCATATTACCCTAATCTGGAATGGTGGCACACCATTCTTTGAAGTAGAGAAATCTACTGGTGCTTGGTATTCAGGATATAAAGCCACAGATTGGAAGATCGCTACCAGCAACTTTGATAGTTGGCATCATTACGCATTCGTCCGTAATGGTAATGCCATGACATTCTATCTAGATGGTAGTAGTGTTACACAGTCAGGACAAGTATACGGTAATACCTCTGACCTAGCAAACTTCTTCACTGATGGTAGTCCATATTCAGGCAAACCAACTAATAACAACGATGGTGTTGCGGTAATGGATACCTGGTGTTACGCTGACTATGGTGGTCGCCAAAGTTATGTAGATGATTTCCGCTTTACAAATATCGCTCGCTATACCTCAAACTTTACCGCACCAAGTGCTGCATTCCCAGATAGTGCTTAAGGATTTATAGATGACTACTCTAATAATTGATATAAAAGATTTGATGTTTGGTGTAAGTGCTTTCAATGTTCCTGATTACCAAAATCAAGTAACTATAGATTATGATCATGGAACTACAACCGTTGCAATTTCGGGATTAGATGATTGGAGTGATTGGCAATCAAAATTTATATCCCAGGTAGAACTTATTATTGGTAATAATGTAAATCAAATCACCTTTGAAATAGTCTAACCCTTGTAGTTAGGATCGTTATACCAAGCAATCCTTACCTTATCCTTGCCTTTCTTGCTATTCTTGTGTAACAATTCACCTGTCTTAGCGTCATATATCTTCATACAAGTATGGCATTCGCTGTGCCAAGTTGCAGGTTGATTCCTTACTTGGATTTTCTTGTAACTACAGACTTGATGCACAATCTTGCCGCACCACGCACAGGGAGTGATACAGGCAGTATCTTTGTATTTGATGATGCGTGGTCCCAGCTGTGGGTTAGGTGTATAGGCTTGGGTAAATTCCGCTTTGCCGTTACTGGGTTTGATGCGTTCAATGGTGTTGTCTTGGCTAAGGCTTGGATATACCCATTCTGCCACTTCACTTAACTTTTGTTCTAATTTTTTTGGATCCACGGCATAGTCCTAATAGATATAACATTGGGTAATTGACAGCACTCCCAATAGCGAGGCACAGGCCGCTGACTAATGCTGTGGTATAGGTCACGAACATAGTTAGGGGAACTAATATGATCGCAACTGCAAGATATAAAATGTCTTTCACAAGTGTATTTACTAATTTTAATTTTGAGGTGAAAAAAGAATAAATAATTATGTAGCACAAAGTTCGCCATACTGAGTGTTACAGATTGGCAGGATTTCCTATTTTCTTGTCATTTCTTATTATTCCCTAAATGAGAGTAGTAACCAAAAAGCCCCATTTCTCCCAAGTGGGGCTTTTTTCTTTGCTAAAAAATATTTGTCGTAGTATAATAAAGCATAAATATAATTAAACAAAGGGAGTT